TAAAGGCTACCAAGTAGCCTCGTAAGTGCGTGTGCTTTCATTGCACTCCTTTTATGTTCATGCAGAATTGTCAGAGTTGTTGTCAGAAGCGTTCTTGGACCCGGCATTGCCTTGTTTGGCAGTGCCGCTTCCAGTCGTCCCGACGGCCATACCTGCGCCAGCGTTGGACTGCACATCAGCCATCTTGGCTGGCAGCTTTTCTTTGTCGACTGGCTCGTCATCCGGCAGCAATGGCATTTTCAGCACCTCGCGTACACGGTTCATAACAGCGCGATCAACTTCGATTGCTGACGTTGAGAAGATGCGTTGGATAGCTTTCGAGAAATCTTCCAGGCTCACTTCTTCGATATCTGCATACACAAACTTCGGCAAGTTGTCCACTTCCCACCCATTGACTTCGTACAGCGTACGCATCAGGTCGTGGTTGAGGACTTCGGCGATCTCGCGCAGACGGTAGTCGATTGCGATTGCCAGGACAGAACTCTTACTTTCGGCCAGACTAAAAGAGCCTGTACCGTCAGCGCCGAGCTTGAGAATGTCAACGCTGAGTGCTGATAGAATGTCACCTTGCAGCCTGCGGATGATGGACTCAGTGTCGTACTTCGCTCCGCCCTTACTCTCCATGAGGTCGTAAGTGAACAGTGGAAGCTTCGACTCAGGGTCGTGCATGTTAGGCACCAGCAAGCCGCGTTGAGTGCCAGCGTTGTAGTTGTCGATAATCGTTTGGAACGATGCGACTGCAGCCTTGTCTTCCGGGGATGCGTTTGGGTCTAGATACCGAGGCGGAATTGCGATCTTCAGGATGCCCTGAATGTCTTTTGCAATGCCTAGGAGTTCTTGGTCTTGCAGCAACGAGAGTTGCTTGAATGCCAGGAAGATGTTCTTGTAAATCGAGCTACCCTCTGGGTTGCCCTTACTGGCTGAAGCAGAGAACAGCAAAAACTTGTTGCGGTCAATCTCGATCTTGCCAGCCAGATTTTTCTTCTGTGCGAACTTGTGTGCGTACTGGAGTGTGTTAATATCTTGTTCAATGCCCAAGAGTTCTGCACCGTCCTCAGTGAACAGCCAGCCTGTGATTGTGTCCTGGCTACGTGGCGCAATCTTCTTGATGCCCACCAAACCGTCGTTGTACTTGCTGCCGCTGCGTTTGAGCCTGCGACGTAGCACTTTCTCGTGGACTCCAAAGCCGTACTCCAAATACGGGATGACAGACTCGATAAACGAAGACCAGCTCTGGCCTTCCATGTCGTGCATCATAGTCCTGATAACCTCTGCCCTGGCCTTTTCAGCGTCGGTGGCATTGACAGGGTCTTGAACGTCCCACTGGACGCGTGACATCATCATGCGGTAGACGTTCATCGCAGCACCGACAGTCGGATTGTTCCGCATCTCGGCTACTGTGCTGATAAAAGCAGGATAGCGAAACGCTGCCTGGGTTTCTTCGAGGATCTTCTTGTTGTGTGTGCGTAAGCCAGTGAATCCTTGCTCAGATAGCTTGATTCGTGGGATTGTTTGCCCGGTGTCGGGGTCGAGAGTTGTTTCTGCGCCTTCGGCGCTTGCGTTAGGCATAGAGATTTAGTCTCCCTTTGTTAATTTTCGATTATACGGTAAGTGTGGTATTCTGTCAACACACTTGCCCGGTTCTACTACAAGCGTGGTATAGGCGAGGATTGCTCCATCGTCGGCAGCGCAAAAGTTGGCAGCTGAATTTGCTTGGACAGCGTGTTGAAGGCATCAGATGTTGCGTCAACTTGGTCGTCCTTCTGGTTACGGGAGCCTGTGAAGTACTCCAGCTCAGTGAGGTAGTCGTCGTTCCAAGACCCGCGTACGATCTTCACGCTACCACTCTCAGCCAGTGAGCAGAATGGTAGGAATCGTTGGATCTTGCCAGAGTGACCTGACATGACCACGGATTTGGCAGCAATGAAGTTCTCTGCCAGGGTGCGGATGTAGAAGGCGTTGGCCGTCTTACCGCCAGCGCCAGAGTCTCGCGGGATGGTGACTTGGCAGTCGTTCTTGCCGTCGATCTCAGCGACCTCAACAAGACCCTTAACCACGCCGTCTGTGAGCTTGCGAAACCGTTCCACATGTTCAATGTAGTAGGTGCCAAACCTGTCACGACTCATTTTAACGCCAGCTGTCCAGTCAGGGTCGGGGTTCGACTCCGATGGAACTGACGCGGCCAAGTCCCATGAGCGGACACAGGCCATAGCGTTGACTGGAGGGTACTCAACCACCTCGCACCAGTTACGGTCAAAGTAGCTTGCACCTTCTGGTCGAGCTGTCCACGATCCATGCAAGAATCGGAGCTGGTTGACTCGCGGCTGGGCCAGCAAGTTAGCCAAGTAGCCTGGGTTGTTCTTCAACAGGATTGGATTGTCATACACTGTCAGCGGAATGAACCGGAACGACATTGGCATGAACTTCGCGCCGAACTGTGCAACCAGTTCCTCTTTTGAGAACGCCCAGTGGAGCTTTCCACCGACGTTAACAAACCACCGTACCTGATTTTCTGTGCCAGGGACTGGAACGCCTGTCTCTTTGTCCAGGCACCAGTCGACCCAGTCACGCAGAAAGCTTGAAGCATCTGGGTTACAGGTCATTGTCAGGGACAGGTGTCCCTTGTACTTCACGGCTCGTAGCCGGGACATCAGGAAGAGAATTTCTTCCATTGTGAATTCTGCAGCCTCGTCCACGAGAACGTGTGAGGCTTGAAGCCCTTGCCAGTCGCCCAGCTTGTCTGGCAACGCCGCAAACTGGATGGTGGCACCGCTTGGGAACTTCCAAGTCAGAGCCTGGATGCCGAACGTACCATCAAAATGGTTGTAAATCTCCTTGGATTCGTCCACAAGGCCACCAGACAACTTCAGCATAGGGTAGCTACGCCGTACGATCAAGACACGCGCTGCGGGGTCATGGATGTACGCCAGGGCTTTGGTCAGGCATGTGTGGGACTTGCCACCCCCTGCCCCGCCGCCGCACAATAGCATGTCTGTGGTATTGTCTTGGAGGATTAGCCGCTGCTTTTCTGAGCAAGGGCCGAAAATCAACTGTTCACTCATTTTACGACCCTCCATTTATTCGTGTTTGCTGGATCACCAGCGCAAAAAGCCCTCTAGCAACAAGGCTAGAGAGCTATGATATGAAATAGTGTTACAGCGCCACGCTACCTATGCCTGTAACTTAGCTGCCCATACTGGCAACTCTCTCCACACACCACTACACTTGGTGGTTATCTTGGCTGGCAAAGGCTGGGATCGAACCAACGACAACTCGGTTAACAGCCGAGCGCTCTACCGACTGAGCTACATGCCAATATTTGTGCCGGGGACTGGGACTCTTACCCCAGCATCTTTACCTGTCATCCCGAGCGACGACAGTGCTGTTTACTTTTCGGTTAATTACTCCGATTGATTCTTGGTTCCGAGTGACTGAATCGAACAGTCGAAGGCGGCTTACAAAACCGCTGTTTTACCACTAGAACTAACCCGGAAAATTTACCTGCTTCGTGCAGATCGTTTATTTCTTGCCCTGAATGTGTTGGTCATTGAATGACAGTTAGGGCAAAGTACCCTCAAATTGCTAGGGCTGCTGTTGGCGGCATCGCCGTCGATGTGGTCAATCTCCGTAAGCTGTGCGCCATCGACCGGGTGTTTCAAATCCCAATTACACTGGCTGCAAGCTGTCCCGAAGTTCTCGCGCAAGTAGCGTCTTACGTGTCCAGATAGGGAAAATGTGACACCAGTACTGCCAGTCTCCTTCCCTCGCAGCCACCTCTCGATGTACTGCTTATATTGGTAGTCTATCTGGCACCTGTTATCACAAAACCTGTTCCTTGTATTACGTTTAGACTGAAACCTTTTAGCGCAGCATTGGCAACCATGCGTCAACTGATGCTGCGGATCGTGCCGAAGTCCACAAGTGGTCGCTTCGCCTTATCATCATCAAGGGTCAGGGTCTTGCTACCACTGGCACCGTTGAGCTTGATTTCAGCAATTACTCGCTGGATCTGGTCAGAGCTGATTGCTTTCTTGACGTCGATATCAAATTCGAGCAGCTTCGTGGCAGCTTGGAAGCGCAGACGCATGTCCTGGCTTTCTAGCATCGCAACGAGGACGTTGATTGCATCTTTCGATGACTTGGATAGTTCGCGACTGAGTGTTCCCAGCTTTACCGAGTCATCCAAGAACGATACGCTCTTAACTTTCAAGGCTACCGTCGTGGAGCCACTATTTTCTGGTTCCATTTCGGCTCCTGATTTATTCAATGCCCGGATATTATCACGACTTCACGTTTCTGTCAACTACTTGGCGACAACAACGCGCAGCGCTTGGCTTTTTCCTCCAGGCGCTGACGCCCTGCTTTGGCGAGAACCAAGTGTTCGAGCGTGGCATCGTCGGGGATGTTTCCAGTCCAAAACGAGTTCAACAGGCCGTTCTGAAAAGCTGCATCACCGTGGGCAGTGTCGAGAAGCTTCTGCTTACTCGCTAGGGCGGCGGCGAGACCTTTGATGGTGGCTTCCAGTAATTCTTCGTATTCAGTGTTAGCTTCAAGCGTCATTGGTTTGTACTCCGTTGTTTTTTGTAACCTTCGCAGCCCTGGCCTTCGCCAGAATTTCTGCCCTTGTCAGCCTTATTACAGGCTCGTCGTCCCGTGTCAAGTTCACTGCATACGAAAACCCAACCATGTCTGGCGGATTTTCTTTGTCCAAGCTCCAGCCGTCGGCAACGCTCTCTGCCAGGAACAATGCAGCGCCCAGGAACGAGCTAAAAATCTCAGTCTTACGGTGCTTCACTCGGTGCCCTCCTCTGGTTCATAGTTTTCGTCGAGCCAACGGTCCAAGTCGAAGTTCAAACCTTGCCTCCGAGGATCATGGCGATCAGCGGTTTGTGGAAAATCTCTTTATCTTCCTTCAGCATCTCGGCAACGTCGGCGCAGGCTGCTGCCTGATCTTCTGCGACTGCTTTGACACAGCGCAGGCTCTTGTGGGGCCAACACCGATAGTAGACATAGAAGTCCATTCAGCGAATTTTCAAGATGATTTTGCCAGAGACAACGTATGTGCTACCGAAGACGTTGACGATGGTGCGGCCAGTGATGATGCTGACCAGCATGATGATGCTGTACTTGATGCGTGCCATAAAACACTCCTTGGTTTGTTGCGATGAGCATATCTTAGACGACTTTTCGTGGTCTAGTACGCCTCGTGAAAAATATTTCTCATTAGTGAGAATCACCCACTTCCGTGGAATTTGACAGAACACGCATGTGGTGGTAAACTTGGCGGAATCCCCGAGTTGGTTATTCCCTGTTATTTACAGTAGCTATACCAGCCCTTTTGGGCCTTACTCAGTGGTTAGTGTAAGCCCGTTAGGGCCATACGCTCCCAACAACATGAATAACGAGGTACACCCATGAAACGTATGAAGACTCCGCCTAAGCGCACCACTGCAAGTACCCGCAGGGTGAAGGAGAAATACATCCCTGAGATGACTGAGGAAGGTGGGCAACAGTACGTTGCTTCCATGCCTCGCTTTGAAGCCAAGAACGCCAACCAGAAGCTTGCGCTGACTTACCTGAACGAGGGTCGACCAGTGGTCTTCCTGACTGGCAGTGCTGGTACAGGCAAGTCCATGATCGCTGCATTCCATACCGCCAAGCTGTTGAAGGCCAAGAAGATCGAGAAGGTTTATCTTGTGCGTCCAGCTGTCAGCGTCGGTAAGTCTGTGGGCATGCTCCCAGGCACTGTCGAAGAGAAGCTTGCACCCTTCTTCGCACAGACCCTGGAACACATGGGTAAATTTCTCGGTAAGGGTGAAATGCAATACCTCACCGAGAAGAAAGTGATCGAGATGGTTCCGGTGGAATACCTCCGTGGCCGTAGTTTCGAGAACTGTGTCGTGGTTGCCGAGGAAGTCCAGAACTTCACGGCCGAAGAAATGGAAATGTGCCTCACCCGCTTGGGCGAAGGATGCCAGTTCATTTTCACTGGCGATACCAAACAACATGACTTGCGCGGCGTGAGCGGTTTGGCAACAACCTTGAACCTGTTCAAGAAAGTCTTTGACGATGCCCCGGACTACCTCCTCGACGAAGACTTGGACGAAATGGAGTCCGGTGTTGGCGTTGTCCAGTTCTTGCCGCAAGACGTATTGCGTAGCGGCCTCACCCGTGCGTTCGTTAAAATGTACTACCACAACTAAGGAACCACCCATGAATAAATTTACGAGGGATGTGCGACAAGCAACCCCAGACACCAAGCGTGCTGGGTTCTACACAGCGGAGCCTGAACCGTTCGAGGTGACATACACACCTACCAGGGTGGGCACCTTCAACATCTACCTGCTCGACATCATCGAAACCCCACGGCAGTTCTTGAATGCCATTGAAGTGCTGCAGGCTGCATCAGAAGATGACACGGTTGTCATCCACTTGCAAACTGGCGGCGGCTCACTGGATGCCACGGACATGTTCATCCAGGCCATGCGCGAGTGCGAGGGAACCATCATCGTGAAAGCCTCTGGCGGTGTCCACAGTGCTGGTACTGTGATCTTGCTGGAAGCCGACCAGTTCAGCCTGTCAGAAAACTTCAACTGCCTGATCCATAACGGATCGTGCGGGTCTGGCGGCAAGTTCTCCGACTTCAAGAGCGAGGCCAAGTTCACCCAGGAATACATGGAGCGTGTGATGCACGCCACGTACAGAGGCTTCCTCTCGAATGAGGAGATTTTGGCGCTCTTGGACGGCAAGGACTACTGGTTCTTTGCCGAAGAGTTTGCGGCCCGTTTTGAGGCACGAAACACCCTACTGCAAGCCGAGTACGAGGCAGAGCAAGCTGCCATGCTTGCCCTGGCAATGCAAGAAGACTGATAAAACATCGCCCACACGCCGCTTCCACGGTTTGTGGGCTTTTTTACGTCTATACTTGAGGATTGAATTTTCTCAATAATGAGAACACACTACAGGGAGCAATATGAGCAATACTTTTCTCGTGTCTGATACGCACTTCGGGCACGTTGGTGTAACCCGGTTCCTCACTGATGACGGCACCAAGATGCGGCCGTGGGATACCGTCGAAGCGATGGACGAGGCGATGGTCGAGCGCTGGAACAGCGTGGTGCGGCCACAGGACACCGTCTACCACCTCGGCGACGTTGTGATCAACCGCAAAGCCCTGCCTACACTCGGCCGACTGAACGGCCAGAAGATTTTGGTCAAGGGTAACCATGATGTATTCCGCCTGGAGGAGTACACACCGTTTTTCAAGGATATTCGTGGTGTCGGCGTACTTGACGGTTTTGTACTGACCCATGTGCCAATCCACCCAGGAAGTATTGAGCGCTGGACTGGCAACTTCCACGGGCACACTCACGACAAACGGGTCATGCTGGAAAGGTATTGGCACGAGGAGCAGGAAGTCGACGGACGTTACCTCTGCCTGTGCGTGGAGCAAACCAACTTCACGCCGATCTCCCTAGAAGATGCCAAGGCACGTTTTGAGGCACAACAATGAAGATCATTATCGCTGGTGGGCGTGACGTAACAGAATACCACATCATGCTCGATGCCATTGTCAAGAGTGGGTTTTGGAAGTTGCACAAAAACAACATCGAGGTGGTTAGCGGCATGGCGCGTGGCGCTGACACCCTTGGCGTTGAGTTTGCGAAGCGCAATGGCCTTGTCTTGCACGAATTCCATGCCGACTGGGAAGGGATCGGACGCTCTGCAGGGCACAGGCGCAATGCCCAGATGGGCCAGTTCGCCAAGGCTCACAACGGCAAGCTCCTGGCACTCTGGGACGGTGTCAGTCCAGGCACGGCTGGGATGCTGGCCTGGGCAAGGCAGCATTGCCTTGAACATTACATCTATCGGACGGATTGAGTCCAAACTTGTGCTACAGTAGGTGGCACAACTCTAAAGATTGGTGGTAAATATGTTTGAGTTTCTCCTGCAAGGGTTCTTCCTTCTGGTAGTGTTCCGGTTCTTGTACATCGTGGTAACTGTCGCGTTCACGATGCTCACCGGGAAGAAGTGGTAAGGGTTTTCCCTCTAGACAACGTAAAAAGCCTCCGTACAGCAATGTGCGGAGGCTTTCTTGTTTCTATCGGTTGCGTTTGTCGCGCTGCTCGGAGATGTTCTCAGCAAGCTCTCTAAGCTCGTGTCCCACTGACGCCAAGCGCCGCACTCTGTCGGCATGTTCTGCAACAGCCTGCTCAAAACTCCCTTCAGGGTAGTCCCTGGCGTTTGGGGCAGCATCTTGCAGCTTGTCTATCGCAGCACCAACTGCCAGCTTTGCTTCCAGCAAGTCGTATATCAGGCTAGACCCCGCCGAGCCGCCAAGGTGTAGTGTGGGGAAAATCATCAATGCTCCTTATGCTGCCTTCGCAGCGTACTGTGTTTGTCGAACTGTCCATTCTAGCAAATACTGGTCGAGTGAGTCCTTCCATTTACTGATGTTGCGTGCAATTGTGTTGCGTGGGATGCCGTATTCCTTCGCCAGGGTGTCTAGCGTGGCTCCAGCTGCCTTCTTCTCCACCAGAGCAGTCATCACCGTGGGTGTAACCGTCAGCGGTGGGCCAAGCACCGTACCTTCAGCCTTGGTACGCTCAAGGCCAGCCTGGACACGCTCGATTAGGATGTTGCGCTCCAGCTCGGCCATCGCTGCCATGCACGTAAGCACCATCTTGCCCATGCTCCCTGTGATGTCCATGCCCTCAAACTGCAGCACCAGCACTTTGATCTTCAGAGTCTTCAATAGCTCCACCACGTTGAGGATGTCGGAAGCTGAACGGCCCAGGCGGTCGACCATCGTGACGATGAGCTTGTCACCCTCCACCATCTCAGCCAGCATCGCCTTGAATGCTGGACGATCCGTAGCTTTCATGGAGCCAGACACACCGTCCTCAGATACAAACTTGTCCACAGCATAACCGCCGTCGACGATCAGCTTGCGCTGGTTGTCAGTGGTCTGGCCTGATGTTGAAACCCGGATGTAGGCGTATGTTGTCATGTCTGTCTCCTCGTTGCGATGATGCAAGTGTAGCACCAACTTCCCACAATGGTTGTTTTTATTTATGGGATATTTCTGACAAAAGAAAAAGCTCCCGAAGGAGCCTTCTCAGGTTGGATATGCATGGGTGTCAGGTCTGAAGCGATACCGCAAGAATTCGTTGCCATTGGCAGCAGTCAGGACAATAATAGTTTCAAACTTAGCGCATTTTGCAGGGCTGTAGCTGCTTCTGTACAAGTATTCGCAAGCGCAAGCCGTAAACGGAGAAGGATGGTAGGGGTCTTGTTCCGAATGGTTTTCACCTATGCTTTTGACCATATAGGCCATGCTCTCATCAAGTGTCTTACCTTTGCACCGCTCCAATCTACTAGTTGGGCTGGGTGAGTAAACTTTTCCAATGGTCATTATTTGTTCCCCAGGATTGCGAAGTACTCTTCGTATCTTTTGTCAAAGGTTTTCCACTCTTGAGGCATTCTCCACATAGCATGATCCCTGCTAGATCGGTTGGCACCTAAGATTGTGTACTCAAATCCGTAAGGACTTTCTTCATCGTCAATTTCATACCAAAGAGTTGCCTCGATGCGCTCTACCGATGACCTGCGTTTGATAGCTATCTCTAAGACGGCAAAAAATTCCTTGCTATCTTTTTGGCGTATTGCAAATTTCACTTTGATTCCTTAGTTGTCAGGAGTGTAGCATCACTTTCTCATTAGTGAGAGTTCTGACAAAAGAAAAGCCCCGAAGGGCTTATTCTTATGCAGCCAATCGGCGCTTTACCACGCTGCGGCCGTAGCTCACTGCACTGGCGACGTCGTCCTCAGTGAAAAGCCGCAGGCGCGTGAGGTGTTGGTTGTCTGGGTTCAAAACCTTTAATGCGTAGGCGAACGTCCGTTGCGTATTCGTGCTGTTGATACGACCAGCGTTAACATGGCGCACCATACCCTGGGCCATTCCACTCATTTCGTTGAAATGCTCCAGCACGATGTCGGCGTAGATCTGGAAAACACGCTTTTCATCATGGCCGCTGAGGACAAGTGCTACTGCAGCTGCCCGTAGAGGAGCGCTGGAGTAGAAAGCACGGCATGAGCCGCAGTACTCCAACAATTTCTCGTGTACCTCGGCGAAACCTGCCTCAGATACTGCGGCAACCTGGGCAGAGGTTGGGCGTGACTGTCCAAGCATGTGCTTTGCAAACAAGGTGCAAACTTCAGCCGTACGTTTGGACAGCTTCGTGGCATCCGCAATGGATCGTTTGGCGCCGCCGTCAATGACACTGAACGTAGACTCGTCCAGGCCAACAACCACCAGCACTTCGACTTCAATGTCAGACTTGACAATTGCTTCCAGGCGATGCTGGCCGTCGAGCAGACGACCTGTCTTGGAGAATGCAATACCCTGGTGCGTAGCTTGCCACTCGCCACGGCGCATTGCGCCAGCGATGTCGTTGATGTAGCTGCCGCGCTGCTTGCGGTTGTCGATGTTTAGTTTGAGCCACTTGGCTGCGAGGGCAGGCGTTACTGTTGCGAATTTTGCTACCTTGACGGACGAGACGATGTTCATATGCGTTGATTCCTTTGTTTGTGTTTTTAGTTTGTTGCCGCGCTTTGGCATCATGCCATCTCGTGCCAAGCTAAGAGGTAGTCGATCTTTTCCTCGGCCCTCTTGGTAATGAAGTTCTCGTCGAGCTGGTACTTCGCTGCTGCAATTGAAATGTTCGCAAGCACATCCGCAATCTCCTCCTCCAGCCACAGCCTGTTGCTCTTCCCTGTCACAGGCTGAACCTCGTCAACGCCCTGGATGATGCACCGAGACACCACTGTAGCCAGCTCACTCGCCTCCTCGCCGAGCTTGCCCAAAATCTTCAGCTCCAACTTACTGTCGATGGGTTGCCAGGGCGATGCAAGACGCTTCGCCACCAATTGTTGTTCTGTCATTTATTCTCCTGTTCAGGTGTTCATCAGTTCGCGAATGGCAACGACAGCAGCTTTTGCGTCATCCTCTGTGGCCCAGATAAGGCGGGAGTTGAATCGCAGTTGGTCGGCGTCGTAGTCGTCCCACGAGTCCACTCCATAGCTGCAGTCTGCGTCTGCAGTGAGGTAGTAGTAGTCTTCGCCGTGCAAAGGCTTCACCTTCAGCGGCCGTGGGATGACGAAGCCGTTCGCTTCGATGCCGCTAGGCTTAACCCGGTAGCACGACGGGTTGTAGATGCCTTGGGCAACCTCAGTCAGGACAGTGTAGTTATCCTCTCCACGCCAACTCTGGTCCGGGTGCGTACGAAATTGAATCATCTTGCCCTGAGCAATAGCGACGAGGACGTCGTGGTATGGGTTCTTAGTCTCTTTGGTAGCCATGTGTGTATTCCTTTAGTGTGTTTGTTGCTTAGGCCGTCAAGGCAGCTTTGAATGCATTGATTGCGCCAGCGACACCACTCTCGGCAGACCAACACATACCACTTGCCAATCGCTCGTGATCGACAGTGTGTTCAGTCCATGTGTCTGATGCGTAGCCCTCATCTCGACCCACGTATGCGTACCAGTAGCGAGTTCCAGCTTCTGGAGCCTTAGTCATTGGGCGCTCTACTTCAACACCATTGATGGTGGCTGTGTCAGGCTTGGCACGGTAATTCTCTGGCTCATAGGTTTCTTCTGAAATCTCCGCCAAAACTGTGTGGGCGTTTTCATCGCGCCAATCACCTACGTCACCTTTCCACTGGAGTGGCTTACCAAGTGAGATGGCTTGGAGGATGTCGTAGTACTTGTGCTTTGTCTCAGTGTTTTTCATGTGAATTCCTTTTAAATATCGAAAGTGAGGGAACTGTATTCCCCGAGAGGTTTAAATCGTTTCAGTGCAATAAACACTGAGGTGAAATATTTGTGTCCGAGCCTTACAGGTTGACGACAGCCACCGCGTGGCACACAACAGCTACCACTGCAAGCCAACTACCAGAGTAGCGGACAATATCGGAGCCGTAGTACAAGCCTGTCATTGTCAGTACAAAGCTTGCGACTGCCAGCAACATAGCGATGATCAGCAGCCAACAGGGTTTGAGTGTTTTCATTTGCATTCCCGGAAAACCACGACAAGGGTGTAGAGCAGTCTTACTGCCACAGCCAGGAAACCTGCTCCGACGAGCATGTGCATTGCACCAGGGATTGGCAGTGTGCAGAAGTAGATCCCAAGGCATGCCATGAGCAGGCCACCTAATGAGAAAACTACGACTACGACGTTGTCTACAAGCTTCATTGATTGCTCCAGTTAATTTGATATGCAAAGTGTAGCACTGGAAGTCTCATTAGTGAGAAATATTTAAAAAATAAATTTTGACATGCCCAAGACTTGTCTGAAGCTAGCTATGTGCATGGCAAATATATCTGCATGGGGCAATGCCTGGAGCTAGCTATATGCAATTGCCGGGGGCGTGTGCGGGTGGCGTTGCTGTGGCAATGTCTAGGGCGTTGCCAGTACCTAGTCGAGGGCAGTGCTTAACGCCGTAGCCTGCCTTCGGCCTGCCCTTCTAAGCCCTTAAAATATGGCTCTGAGCGTCGTTCTAACCAATCAGCTCCTTACCCCTGCGCTCACGTTTTAATCGCTCTGAGAGCCTCTAAAGCCTCGCACTTGAGGCACTTGGCATGCTCTGAGTGTAGCTTATGCCCTGGCATCATCCCACAATGGGCTTTTATCCCGTTATCACTTGTTTATGGGATAAGCGTCTAATTGTGACCATCTCCCAATGAAAAGACACGCTCAAAGCCCTGCCCTGGGCATGCATGGGGGTGGCCTGTTTGTGCAAAATGGGGGCTTTTCGTGCTGTCAGCCCTGCCCTGGCATGTTGTCCAGCTGCAGCCCTGTCGATGCTCGTTTAGGTCCGATGCGAGACTGATGCACGCTGATGCAGTAAAAGGGTTAACTGCGCGAACTGCTAAACACCCGCCCTATCGGGCTATCTTTACAATAGACAATCAAGCCCTTAGCCCTGCCCTAAGCCCTGCCCTGACCTATGCTATTGCATGCCATCCGTATGCATCCAGCACAGCTATACACCTAGCCTAGTGCATGCCCTGTGCTTGTATAGCCACTACGTGGCCTGCTTGTATAGCCACTACGTGGCCTGCTTGTATAGCCACTACGTGGCCTGCTTGGACATGCATGGGGTATCAATAGGTATGTATGCATTGGTGCCTGGGTGTAGCTCAGGGCTTCGCCCTGTGCATGCCTGGGTGTAGCTCAGGGCTTCGCCCTGTGCATGCCTGGGTGTAGCTCAGGGC